CCGTGTATAACGCACGGCGGGCTGCATGGTCTGCCGGATCAGTTCGTTGGCGCCGGGCTTGGTCACCCACTTGAACTGGGTGAGGCGGCGCATGGTCTGGTCGCGGAAATGCACGAACGAACGGCCGGTGCGTTCCGGCGTTATCAATCTTATCTGTGCCCAGGCGTCGGTAGGCGCATTGGGTGTCGGCGATCCTGTCAAACCCCACGCATATTTCACTCCGGGAGTGGAGATCAGGTTGTTCGCCGCGTGCCATAGATCGGTGCGCCTGCTCCGGTACACCGCGAGTTCGTCCAGCACCACCACGTCGAAGCCCGCGAACTTGACTTCGTCGCCCAGCACTTTCAGCCCGTGATGGTTGACTACACAGATCTGTACGTCCTCAGATAATAATTGCAACCGCTTCTCGCGGGAGCCGTAGAGTATTCGCACGCCGCGCCGGTGCGTCATGCCCAACTGTAAAAGCTCACGCTCCCACACCGGCGTCAGCGTGCTCAAGGGCGCCACGATCAGTGCGCGCTGTACTTGGCCGGTGCGCATGAGGTGATCGAGGGCGAAGAGTACCGAGCGGGTCTTGCCGGTGCCCATGCTCGACAAAACATAACAGCGCGGGCTTTCGGTCAGCAGCGCTGCCGTATCGCGCTGGATATCCCAGGGCTTCGAGCCGCACCAATCATACCTGGTAAGTATGGGTGAGGGCACGGGGATGCCGACGTTGCGAGCGATGCGCGCCTCGTCGACGCTGTTGGGCATGAGCAGCATGCGCGAACCCTTCCACTCGAAGGGGCGCGCGTGAGGTACGGCGTTGGATAATCCTGCGTGCCAGGGTACTGCAACGTGCTTCCCATCCTGCGTGATAAACGTAATGTTGGTTTCGGCGTTCATGGTGTATCCTTCGCGGTGAGGACGGCTGGCGCTGCTACCCTCCGCCAGCCGCTGCGGCGCGGCTTATCGTCAAGGTGGATGCGGCGAAGTTTGATCCTAACCTTCCCGGCGACGGCGTAGGTATCTGTCAGCGTGCTGTCGATCCACATTGGAAGCTCGGTGATTAACTCGACGCGCCGAGCCTGCCGATGCCCATGGCGCGGATCATTGCTCTGAATCCAATCCCCGATCTTTAGCTCATTTGTACTCATAGTCCGCCCTGGCGCTCGGCGATGGCGCGAAGGCTCGCGCCCGTTGAATAGTCGCTGTTATTGTCGAAATAGTCAGCGAGCGCGGTTCCCATCGCCGCCACGTCCGCGCGCAACTGCGCCACCTGGGCAGCGAGGTCGGCGTTGCTGCTCAGCAGTCCGACGCTGAAGTTGTTCCGGCACGCCTCCCGCATTTCCTCGCGGGTGTATTCCGGCTCCGGCGCTGACTCGGGAGACGGCTCCTTCGCGATGAGGGCGGCGCGGATGCGATCGTGCTTTTCGTAGCCAAGGCCGCCCAATTTATCGAGCCACCGCAGAACGTCAGCCAACCGCTCGTTCTCCAAGCGCAATGCGTCGCGCTCGATCTTCGTGGCGCGCGCCTCCTGCTCCGGCTGCAACGGCCCGTGGATCACGTAGCCCATATACGCATTGTCGCGCCGCAGGGCATCGCGTTCGGCGATGAGGGCGGTGAGGTCGGCAGCGTCGGCGATGCGCGCGCGGAGGCGCTCGATCTCGGCTTGCAATTCCTCGACCGCTTCTGCCGGTGTTGTATTGCTGTCCTCAATGCCGAGCGCATGCACAACCGCATCAAGATCATTCGCGTCGGACAGCGGTATGAGCACCGAGGCTGGGCACAGGGCGGCGATCTCGCGGGCAGCGGTGTCCATCCACCCCTCGGCACGACTTTCGGGATCGCGCGCACGATAATGGCGCTCGATAATTTCTTCGTATTGCTCGATCCTTGCGACGAACTCGTTGTCGCTCATGTCCCCGCCTCGCGCGTGGCGCTCGCCACGTCCTCCAACGACTCTATCTCCACGATTAGTTCGCGAAGCAGTTCAGCGCGGGCGCGATGGCGGCGCGAGTCGGTGAAGCCGGGCTCGGAGAACTCTGCGTCGCGCCGGAGCCGGTCGCGCATCCGCACGAGGATCGCCGCTTTCATGCCTGCGCGAGCCGGGCTCCGAGAGGTGATCTCGTTAGCCATTTCACATCGGTCCTTTCCTGGCGAACTCTAAAAACCTTTGCAAGGCCTCCAGCCCCAGCTCGTCGCCCACTACGAGCACCACGCCTCCAGCACGCTGAATCGCCTCTATGGTTGCCAATTGCAGCGTGGTCGGGCGCGCCTTGCCCGACCGCTTCGCCTCGATGGCGAAGAAGAAGCCCCAGGCGCAACCCAGGAAGTCCAGCGTGCGCTTGCCGTAGCCTGTTGGTACCGGCATATACCAATATATGTCATCACCATATTTGTCAAGTATGGCTTTTATTTGTTGTTTGATTTTGTGTTCTGGTGTTGTTACCATTATGCCAGATCCAATAGTATGCGTGCCAACTGTTCGTCGGATGGAAATCCTTCCACGTCCTCGAACTCGGTTATGAGATCATTCGTGTAGTACACCACAAAGCACATCGGCGAGATATCGAAGAAGCTTATCTGCTTGATGCGCGCTAGCGCCCGCAGGGGCAGCTGGTCGATGGCCTGGTCGATGCGGCGGCGTGCGACCACGAGCAGAGGCATACTCACGTTGACTGCCGATAGGCGGCCAGTCTGTACATAAGCGGCTGCCTGCGCGTGCACGGACTGCCATGTAGCTTGCTGTTGCGCAGCTCGTTGTTGCGCATGTAATTCCGATGCCGATTGCGGGTTGAGGAAGCCGTTATATGCACTCCCGGGCGGATCACTTGCCATGGAAAGGACAGGAGGTAACAGCGCAGTAGCTGCGACATAAACGCCCGGGCTTTGGGGGGTAGTCCTGGGCTTGTCGGGCTTCAACCATTTTATGGACACGTGGCAGTACCTCCCCCCAGATTTCGCTGATATCATCACGCGTAAAAATAATCCGCTCGACCTGATCGTAGGCCACGAACACCAGCGCGGCGCGCACCTTTTCGAGCTTGGCATCGTGCGCGAACATGGTGACCGCCGCCAGTTGTAACTGGGTCATGTCGGCGTTGTCGGGCTTACCCGTCTTGTAGTCGATCACGGTCGCCTTGCTGTCCCGCGTGTTTACATAATCCAGCATGATCCGGAACCAGACCCCACGGCCGAAGAATTTCGACGGGGTGAAGTCCGACGTGAGCGCCAGCTTGCACTCGGTGCGCACCTCACCCCTGGCGGCCGCCAGCCGGGCAAGCAGGGGCTCGTGCATCTGCATGTCCAGGGGCAGCTTGGTGCCTCTGGACACGCGCGCATCGAACGCTTCGTGGATCTTCTTGCCCTCCAGCAGCGCGCCGGATTCCGGCTCTTTCACGTCCTTACTTACGTTATAATTGTAATATCTGCGCGGGCAGGCTTCGAAATTTTTTAACTGGCTATAGGACCAAGCGAACCCTTCGGGGCTTACTACGGTAGTGCTCATGTGTCATCGTCCTCGTAAACCAACACTTCTACTCGCTTCGCTCCGATGCGAGTGGCGTGATATTCGTCTTTCAGCTCGATTAACGCTTCAATAATCGCCGCTTTGATCTCACCTTCGTCGAGGCGCCCATCAAAATCCCAACTAAAATATGAATCAGGTTCCGCATCAACATAAAACAGCCCGCGTATGGTGGTGACTATGCTCATGTCTATGTCTCAGCATCCGGATGGTCATCTTCGTCAGCCACAAGGTCCACCGCACGCAGCAGCTGCGCGTGTTCCCGATTGGCCAGGGTACGACGCAGCTTGGTCACGATCCGCCACTCCATCGTGCCGCTGACTGTGTGCTTACCGAGCATGTCCAGCAGGAACTCGATCTCCTCGGATGTCAGCCCTACCATGATCGCAACCGAGTTGCGAACGCGCTCATAAGCCGCCAGCACTTTGCCTAAAGTCTGGTGCATGAGCTTGTTGTTATTATCTGCTTCGTGCAGCCGCCCTGCCAGCGTCGCTATTACGTTCTCCCTTTTCGGTTTTTTATTTGCTTTTGGTTTCTGTTTTGGCGTTTTCATGGCTTTCCATCCGGAGTAGTGTTGGTCATCGCCTCATAAGCTCTTCTAAATTAAACTTTTTCGTCAGTGCATCTTTGATGTCGATCAGCTCGTTTGGGTCGTCATAACCAAGGAACCTACCATCGTAGATAAGCGCATATTTTGGCACCTTTAATCCGTGCCGGATAAACGCTTCACCCTTTTCGGTAACGCGCCACCATCCGGCGCGTCCACCGTCGGGTCGAGGCTCCTGTGTTTCTACGACCAGCCCCCAATGAACCAGCTTGCCTTCTTCCCGCGATTTGGCTGGTAAATTCGGAATATAGCCAAAATCAAGACCGAACGTGCGATATATGGTAATAAGTGAACGGGCCATGCCGGAGTTAATCTGGCGCCTGTAAACTTTTGCGAGTTGCGTGCAAACCGGACATTTAGCACCGCGATTTAAGAGTTTTTCCTTCAACCACTCTCTGGCCTCGGCAAGTGTGTGATGCGGTCTTAAATGTTCGCTCATCACCGGTTCACTCCCTTTTCAGCCTCCAGCAGCGTTCTGCCCCAGCCGCCCTCGCTCGCCAACGGCAGCCCGGGAGCCCATACAGGCTCAAGCCCAAACTCGTGCGCGAGCAGCTGGTCGAAATCCTCCACGATCTTTTCCGGCACGATGTAGTCTAGCGAGTCATATGTACTTAACGCGGGATGGAACCCTGTAGCTTGCCATATCCGCAACATTATATCCGTAACCACGATCCGTGCAAGAGCCTGCGTGATGTTCTCGATCAGTTTTGCACCGTAGATGCGCCGCACACTCCCGGAGTAAGGACTATCGTACACCGTTTCCCTGGTCTGCGTGTCCGGGTCCGTGTGATCACGTATGTTTATGTATTGCAGCGCGCAGCCGTTCGGCAAGTGCACGCTGTCCTTGGCGGCTTCCACGATAGGGATAAGGTCGGCCATCCATGTCGCGGGCGGCAGGATCATTCGTCTTATCGTCCCGCCCCCTGCCCGCCACAGCGCGGGGATCTCCGGGTAGGTATCCCGGTAAAGCGTCACCAGCCGGTTGGATTCAGCTTCATCGATGTCCAGGCTGACCCCGCCGCTGCCGATGAATAAGGTATGCCTGAACTTCGCCTGCCCGGCCCCGTAGCCCAGGCTGAGTATCGCGGTCTTGCCGGCGAACCGCTCGCGCGTATCCTTCTTGGATACACTCCGGTCGTAAACCGTCGAGGCGAACTCGGAGTAGACATCCCGGCCTTCGGCGAACGCCGTGACCAGCCGGTCGCACCTGGCCAGCCAGGCGAGCATGCGCGCCTCGATCTGCGAGGCGTCCCGGTGCACCACGCGCTGGCCCGACGGCGCCAGTATCGCGTCCCTGATCGGCGAACCGCGTTTGAGGTTGGCGAAATTGTATCCACCGTCTCCGGCAAACCTGCCGGTGTGTGCCCCGAAGTACCTATAAGGTACGGGCATCCAGCGGTTACCATTGACCACACCACGCCCGTTCCAGTCCCGTTCCGCCAGGTTCAGGAGCGTGGCCGTGCGGGTTTCCTCGATGGTCGACTTCGCGTTTAACCTACAGGCGAGCGCGGCCTGGACCTCGGGGGATTGCTCAGGATCGGCGCATAGCTCCTTGAACGCGCGATCGTTGCGGGCCAGCGCCCAGATGGTTTTACCCGTGGTCGGGGATTTCTTGTCCGGGACGTTTACCCCATACGACTGGAGTAAACGAGCGAATTTATCAGCTGACGAAAACGTTTCCTCCGGCACGGTGGACAACCTGGCGAAGCACGCTGCTTTGTCGGCACGCACCTGACCCAGGTATTCCGCCAGTTTCATGGGGTCCAGCTCGGCCTGGGGCTCGATGAACATGCGCAACGCCAGGTCGATGACATGCAACTCGCTGCGTGGGAAACATTTTATCATGCGGTTGAAAATTTTAAAACACAGGTCGGTATCGTGGGCACAGTATTCAACGTAGGTTTTTAACTCTGCCGGGGAGAAGTCCCTTCTGGTGCGCCCCATCGCCTGGATCGACTCATCGCCCTTCGCGGGTAGCTTGAAGAAGCCTGCAAGGGTCGCGAGCGAGCTTGACCCCAATAGCGGATGTAACAGGGCGCGTGCCATGCCCAGCGTATCCAGATAGAGCGCGGGGTATTTGTGGTAGTGCCATGCGAGTATGCTACCGTCAAACCTGGTATTGTGTGCGAGCATGGCGGTATCTTCCCAGGGAATAGCATCGAGTGCCCGAGTAATATCATCGGGTTCGGTGTACACTTCCACCGGGCGCTTGCCCCGCTTGATCGCACACATGATAACCTGAAAGCGCGGATCAAGTATGTAATCCGTCTCACTCATCTTGGTAAGCGAGTATTCCTTAGACCAATACGTTTCGTAATCCACCGTCACGATCATACTACATCTCCAGCTATCTTCTCCCAGTTAACGACACTAGCGATGATTTCCTTAGTACCATCCTGTTTCAGCTCGGGCAACACCATCCCGGCCGCGATCGCGGTGTCGGCGGCTCGAATGCGCGCCTGATACTTATCATACACCGCAGTGTCCGGCCGGTATGTGCGCAATGGTTTATGGTGGGCGCGGAACCGATCACGCCACTGCGTATAGAAAGTCGGGTTGCGGCTGGTGTCCACGCCATCCAGATTGTTAAACATGGTGGTCAGCGCCGGCCAGATCATATGCAAGTGCGCCACCGTCGGCGCGTGGTTGTCGAGTATCTGGCTCGCCGCCTGAATCGTTATCTCCAATAATCTCTGGTGCCGGATGGATCGGTTCACCCATTTTATAAGTGCCGATCTGGTCTCCGGGTCGAGCACCTGCTCGCCCTCGAAGCGCGGGATCAGATAGCCTTGGGCAGACAAGGCAAACTTGTCGGTGTATCCATACTTGGTATCCCGGTTCGCCAGTATGCCCTCGGGCAATTGTAATTTAACGACGAGGCCCCGGCGCAACTCCGGGATAGTATCCCGAAGGAACCCCACCTGGATTGTGTGCGCCAGCTCCAGCGTGTGCAGCTTCTCGGTGGCGTCGGCGCCGGCCATGTACCGACGCAATGTGTACACCCGGTCGGCGTCCATGGTGGAGTATTGCAATTGTGCAACGGTAAGCGGGAAGTCGGTGAGTGCGTAGCTGAGCGGGCGATAGGCTAACTCTTTTGCGCGGTGACGTATAAAACTCTGACAGTCCACTCCGATTTGCCAATTGGGCAAGGCACACTCCTATTTCCAAATTTCGCGGATAACTATTTTACGCACATGGCTGAAGGGGGCTTATTTCCTCACTATAGCCCGTGCTCAGTTCAGCTCGATCTTTACCGTCTCCCCGAACGGCGGCTCAACCTGGCCGGTCATGCCCCAGATCACCGGGTAAGCCGGCGCCTCGTCAGGGAACGACCCTTTGCCGTCGGTCAGGTAGATCAAGCACTCCGGTCGTAAATTATTCTCCTCGACATGGTCGAACACGGGCTCGAACCTGGTGCCCCCGCCACCCTTGATCCCCTCGGCGCGCACGCCTTCGAACTCATCGAGCGTGCCCACCTCGTCCACCTGGGTCACCCGGAAGTCGCAACCGATGACCATGATCCGCCTGGGACGCACGTCCGCGAGCACGCCGCCGATCTCGCCGAAGAAAATATCCAGTCCCTTCTTGCCGATCGAGCCCGATGTATCCACGCCGACCACCACAAGCTCGGCGCCGTAGCCCTTCTTGCCGGGCATGATCACGATAGGATTGAGCGCCAGACGCCTGCGGTTTGGGCGCACCCACGTTTCCCCACGGAATCCCACCTTGCCCGTTATCAGCATGCGCACATGCTCGCGCCAGTTGACCTGCGGCGTGAGTAGCTCGTCCACCATGCGCTTGATGTTCGCAGGTAACTGGCCCCGTGATTTGGCCACCGCAGCCGCCCTGACCACGGCTTCCCTGAACTCGTCCTCGGTGGGCAGCTGGCTTTCGCCGGTCACCGGGTTGACCGGCGGCGGCAGATGGTCATCGAACTGGCCGCCTTTGGCCTGGGCCTGCGGGTCGCGCTTACCCGGCACCCGCTTGCCGTCGCCCGCCGGCGTCCTGGGGATATGTGCACACTGACCGGGTTGATCGCCCTGGCCCGGCGGCTTGGTGGGCGATCCGCTCACGGGCGGGTCCACCCACAGGCGTTCGTAAACCTCTTCCCACAGGTCCGAACCTTTAACGTCGGGATGCAATAACCAATCCGGGTTATGCTGGCCCACCTTGGTTTCGACGAGGTCCGCGTTGATCACGTAGTCTGCGCAGATGTTTGCAAACTGCGCGTCAAACGGCTTGCCCCGGATATTTCCCTCCTGCTGATAATGTTTTATCCGCTGGGTGTGCCGCCCGACCACGTGCGACATCTCGTGGGCCAGGATAAACACC